TTTGTTTCTCCTTTTTATAAGGTATATGTTCTTTTCCCATTTCTGCAATATCATTTAATTCACATTCTGCAATATAAAAAATATTTACATCAAAAGGACTATTATTATCTAAATATTCTTTTGCTACAGTTTCTGCTTTATTTCTACTATTAAATACACCAGTATAAATATTTTTGTATACAGAAATATCTTTTTCAAAATCAAAACTGTAATATGTTTGTTCTTTTGCAATGGTTAGAATAAATAATTTCATATTATTTCCTCATACTTTGTTCATATACTTTTTCAAGGTTATAATCCTTATAATTATCTCTATCCCATAAATCATGATTCTTAAAATATTCATCAACTGTCATACCATTAATTCTAGCTACTCCATCAGGTGATGGCTTATTTGGAATATTAAGTTCATCAAATATTTTCTCTAATAGTTTAAGACCTTTCTCAATTTCTTCATCAGTGAATGTCATTTGTTATTCCTTTTTATTAATAATTGCTTTGTTTACAAAAATATTCTGCTTCTTCAAATTCTTCGTCAATATCCCTAACGTCATCATCTAGCATCATGTCATAGATGCGTTGTACAACATAACTTTTTACATATGTTTCTAAATCTTTATTGTCTGATTTATATTCAAGAATAGAATAACGATTTCCGTTTGATGTTATAAGTTCTACATCATACAGCTTTTCTTTATCATTGCTAGTTATTATTACTTCAGCTATTTGTTTTTTATTTATATAAATATCTTTATTTGTTTTTTTATCAACGAATGTAATCCACATATTATTTCTCCTTATCACATTTGTACAAATTTATATCATCTATGATTTTTCTACCAATTCTGGATTATCCCAAACATTGCCGACCACCGTATAATATCTAGCATCATAAGCGTCCATTTCTGGATTGAGATTAAACCCAATAAAAAATCTTGCACATTCTTCACTCCAGTAAACTGTACCATAATCTTTTTCCATATCTTCATCAAGACTTTGGTCAACCAATATATCATCTTCATAGACTGGATTATCTTTGAAGTCTTTTAATCCTATATATTGTCCAACTGTTTCTGCTTCAACTTTAATATTAATCAAAGTTCCTTTTGGATTAATATAATAATCATCTTTTCCGCCTACACCCTCAATAAGATTTCCTTGAACCCAATCACCTTTTTTATAAATTAAACCATAATCTTCTTTTGATTTACCTCTAAATAAAATTTCTCTACTCATTTTTTATTTTCTCCTTGTATTTTTAATTCCAAAATCCACCATTATATAATATTATATTCCACAAGATTATTCCAACTACAGTATCCCAAAAACTAATTTCTTTAGTTTGCCCATCACGAATAAGTGAAGCTGAAAATTGTAAAGTAAATATAATAATTGCTACTATTTGTGGTATATCCATTTTTATTCCTCCTCATCTTTAATTTCAGTCCAATCGCAAGGTGCATCATCATTGAAAACTGGACACTTAAGAACAAATGGACATTTGTAAAAATCATCACCATCACCGCAACAATCTAACCCTTTTTCCTCTTTGCTTTTACAGAAATTTCTTAATATTCTTATTGCTAAATTTAATTCTTTAATCTCTTTATTCATTTTTTACTATTCTCCTCTTTTTCTAAATTAATCCAATTACATGGTGGTTCAATCGTATGAACTGGACAATTAACTGAAAAAGAACAATGTTCATTTGAACAGTCTATATCTAAATCCTTGCAAAAATTTCTAATAACTCTAATAGCGTCATTCATTAATTTCAGCTTTTTTTCGTCCAATCAAAAACACCTCTATCATATTTATCTAAATAACTAAATTTTGAATTTTTATCATCACAAATATTACATGGGTAATCTTGAGTGATATTTTCTTTTTTATAATTGCATATATTACAAATACTTCCATCAATAAATTTAGAATTTAATTTACATTCGCAACATGGTTTTTCTATTTCATATCGGTAAAAATATTTACAGAACAAACAATTATTTTTTCCAATATTGTTACTCATATTTACCACTCCTTAAACCATTTCATGCACCCTATACGCATAAAATCTTTCATTTGTATATCTGTTAATGGTGAAACTTCTTTTCTTTTTGGAGCTTTAACCTTAATTTTACAATCATAAGAAACTGTTATTATACCTGCAATTCCGTTTACTCTCTCTCGTATTTCATCTTCATATTTTTTATATAGCTCTTCGGGGAAAGCATAATATAAAGCACTTACGAGCGGAGAAGAATGATATACTTTTTTGTTAAAATCATTTCTGAAATCGTTTATATCAACTTTGATTTCAACTTCTACTAGATAATTTGATTTAGTGATGTACACTATATCAGCTTCATACATTTTAGATGGTTTTTGCCATGCTTCTAGTTTTTCTATTTCTGGTAACATCTCTTTTCTATATTCACCTATCATCAAAACATTTGGAATACAGATATTTTTTATACCAAAATGTTTGCCTAATTTAAGCTGCATTTCTGTTTCTGTCATATAATTTATACCTTTTCTTTTTATTTGTAAGTATTTCCATATCTTTTGCAATTAAAACATTTATCAAATTTTCTCTCTTTTTTTTCGCAAAAGAGAGATATTCCACAATGGGATAAATTAAATTTATATTTTGGTTTCAATTTGGGGTGCTTTTTATAAAAACTACATTTGCTTAATAAATCATTTTGTTCTGCTGTAATCGGTTGCATGAAATCTTTTAATTTATATGCAAGAACGCTACATTCTTCATCAATAGGAACTTTATGACAAATTACTAAATCTTCATTAGTATCTACATCTTTAGCTATGTCAATAATCTTATATTGCCCTCCTTCAAAGTAAACCCAAACATCACCATTACGAGGGATATCTCTATCTTTATTCATTTTTATTCTCCTTAATATCTAATTACTTATCCACCTATCATTGGGTTTGTACATTCCCAAGCATAATTATCAAATTCAATAACTTCTGATTTAATTACTTTCCCTTTAGACACTTCTATATCTAAATTAAATTCCATTCCTCCTTCAAAAGCATATATTTTTAAGTCTATATCATATTTTTTAGAAATTTCTAGTAATTGCTCAACATGAATAGTCCATGCAAATTTAGTATCCAAACATACAATTACTTCGTTTTTTTCTTTGTTATAATAATTAAAATAATATTCTTTTGGATATACAAAACCTCGTCTAGTTCCTTCTATCCAAAAACAACTAAGACTTTTAGATGGAATATAATTTATATCTTCATATTCATCAATATAAAACTTAGACTCTTTTACATCATTTCCTATATAATCTACAGCAATTAAACCTTTCGTTAAGAAATTAATAACATTTTCTTTCGTACCTCTTACTTTTAACGTACCACAACACCAATTAGGCATATTTTATCCCCTTTCATTTCCCACACATATTAAATTTTCTCCTTATAAGTGATATTTCAATAAAAAATCTGGATTAATAACTTTAAATGATAATCTGCCATCAGCAAAACTATAATTGTTATTAACATAAATATCTCTTTTAGGTCTAATAACAATTCCTTCTCTAGGTGTATTTCCAATAGTAGATTGCCCTTTAGACATTTGCACAAGTTCATCTACATTATCTGATAAATAGTAGCTGTTATTTAAAATAGGTACTGTAGGAATATTTGCTAATTTTAATAATCCTACACTTTGTTTAAAACTAAAATAATCTCCAAAACCTCTAACATTAAAAGCAAAAATTTCTTTACAATTTAATTTATATTTATTGCTTTGAATTTTTGTTCCAACTAATTCACCTTGAATAATAATGTTTCTAGGAATATTTTTTAAACCTTCTTTATATTGACTAGCAATTTTATAAAAGCAACTATTATTATCAACAATTTTATTTCTGCTGCATACATGAAGTTCATCATTATCATCTAACCAAAAAGTAATAGAACTGCCATCTAATTTTTCTGTGATTACACATTCAGTATTTTTGTATTTTTTCAAAACACCTTCTAAATCTTGAACTCTAGTTTCATCAGTTTTTGGAATCCAATTTGGAAAATCTCCTTCAACATTGGTTATATTGTTAAAGTCTGGCTCATATTTTTTAGCATTAACTAAATCTGTAACAATATCGCCTTCTTTATATTGTTGATAGTTTTCAAGAATATTAACAGGAAAACAAATTCCTTGAGCAACTACACCACGCATTTTTCTTGTTTTAATTGGTTTTCCTTCTAAAAATGCAAACAAAGGATTATCTTTTGGTAAAATAGTGTCTGTTTCACAATATACAACTAAATTACCATCATTAAATTCTCCTTTTTTAATTACAACATGATAACCTAAAACTTTAGCTTGCTGAATTTTATCAGCACCTTGAATATCTTGAATATTTTTAATTTTTTGTACACTAACTAGCTTTCTCATTCAAAAACCCCTTTATTTTTTGCCTTTATCGGCAAATTAAAGTATATTTTTAACAATATTTTTCACTTTAACTTGCCGATATTTTATTATTTTATCTTCTCGTTTTTCTTTTAATCATCTTCAATACATAAATATTTTTTTACTGCTTTTGTTATACCTCTATTACAATTTGAGCAATAGAATTTTTCTTTATATTGAGTCGTGTATGACATCTCGCCATCAATACCATCACCAAATTCATCAAAAAATAGAATAGATTTTCCTCTTACAGGTTTCTCACTTCTAAATCCATCTTCTTCTTTACAATATGGGCATATAAATGGTTGTTTTTTTATTTCTTCCATGTTATCATCACCTCTATTTTGCTTTAAAATTATAGACTGTTTTCAATCTATCAATTACTTTAACAGTATCGCCGACAAGTTCTTCAATCCCTTGTTTATATGCTTCTGGTGCTTCATCTAATGTTTTCTCACACACAGAAGTTGTATAGATACCTTCCATATCTTTTTTAAACTCGTCTAAAGATAATTTTTTCTTAGCCTGTTTACGGCTAAACACTCTACCTGCACCATGAGGAGCGGAATAATTCCATTCTGGATTGCTTTTGCCTACACAAAGTAAAGAACCATCTCGCATATTTAATGGAATTAACAATTTTTCTCCTCTTTTAGCGGAAATAGCACCTTTACGAATTATATTGTCATCTCCAATGTAGTTATGAACTGTGTGAAATTTATCAAGATAAGGGCTATCATTCCAATTCATGTTATTAATAATTTCAGTAGCTATTGTTTCTCTATTTAAACTAGCGTAATCAGAACACGCTCTCATATCACTTAAATACCATCTTAAATCCTCACCTTCTAACCAACATAATTCATCAGGAACAATTTCTTCTGGTATTTCTCTTTCGTATCTAAAGTTTAATTCAGCTCGTGTTTGCCAACTCTTGCAGACATGAACACCTAAAAATCTACTGCCAGAATGAATAATTAAATAACATTCTTTTGTTTTTTCACTTTCAGCAATCTCTATAAAATGGTTTCCACCACCTAGAGTTCCTATGCTTCTAGCTACATAATCAACTCTATCACCTGGTAAACCCCAAACATATCCATTTACATCTTCTACCCATTCAGCAAAATTACCATATGCTTTTTCTCTAATATTAAATCCAGACGGAATAAATTCATTAATGACTGCATCTAATTTAGCAAAATCAATTTCTTCTTTCGTTTTTTCTAGGTTTACAGTTAACATTCCGCACCCAATATCAACACCAACAAGATTAGGAACTATTTTATCTTTGACGTCCATAGTAAAGCCTATAGTGCAACCTTTACCAGCATGACAATCTGGCATAATACGAATTTTTGTACCTGCAAAAGCTTCTATATTAAGCAAATTTTTAATCTGTTTAATACAAGCTTCTTCTACATTTTCAGTAAAGATTTTTGCAGTATTGAATTTCCCTTTTAATATCATTGTTCATTCTCCTTTTAAGACAAGTGTTTTAGTGTATCTCTTAATGAAATTATGCCAATAATATCCCCATATCTATATCCATTAAATTCATATGAGTCATAAATTTTATATATTAAATTTATACAAATAGATAAATTTAACATTTTATTATTTTCTTTTAGTATTTTATTTATTATTATTAATATAGTAATAATATTGAAATCATCTTTTAGGTTATTTGCTAAATTAAACCTTTTTTCTTTCTCATCATCAGAATATTTTGACATTGATTTCAATTTATATTTAAGGTCTTTATCGTCAACTACAACCCATCTGTCATAATAATCGCCATGAACAAAATATACAGGTAATAACTTTAACAGTCTTAACTCATTTCTATTTTTTACTACTTTATAAACATAAACTGACTTATGAATAGCAAAAAAATCATCAATCTCTAAAGGTAAGTCTTTATATTTATAGCTATCCATAGCTTCTTGTATCAATTTATTTCTTTCTTTTGTTGAATAAAAGTCCATTACTTATCCTCCCAATCTGTAGGCAAAGAATAAACCTCTTTTACTAATTCGGGGTTAATACGATTAGCCTTTAATAAATCATCAAGATACTTTTCACCAAATTTGTTTGTCATAAAACGATAAAATTTATCAATATCAAACTTACAAGGGTATATTAAAGAATAATAATCATTATATATATCAAAATCATATATAAATATATTAATTTTATCTCTTATTGATTTATCTTTTATAATTACTTTAACACTTCTGTTATGCCAAATAGTATTTTTAAGTTTTATATTCTTTAGCTTATGTCCAAAACTATTTAAAACAATACCTTCAGAAAAAAACTTTTTAAAATCCTCATCAGTTAATTTTTCAATATACACTTAGTACACTTCCTCTTTTAAATCAACTAAAGGTTCATTTTTATTTAACAGTTTTAATATTTTTTCTTTATGCTGTTCCGCTTCTTCTTTTGTCTTGAAACAGTTTCCCATTAAAAAAAATGCAATGTCTGATGTATCTTGTGAATCATATAGAACAGAATAAATATTCCCATTTGGAGTAATATACCAATATTCTTCTTCATCTTTAGGTTTTTGTTTGAGTGGTATAATCTTATAATTTTCGTTGAACACAATATTTGTTAGCCATGTATCTGAATCTGTATTTTTCCATTCTCCATTATAATAGCCTCTTACTTTAGGCATATTTACGTCCCTTAATGTATCATGTTCTTTTATTATTTTTACTTTAACTTTCCAATTACTTGTTTCAATCCAAAATGGAACGTTATATCGTAAACCATTTTCTTCCATAAATTGTTTGATTAAATGTTCATTTTTCATTTGTTTACACCTCGTTTAAAGAATCCAACAGTTTAATTTTTTCTTTAATATTTTGTACGTTTTTCATTTGTTTTAAAATGAGTTCAATAAATCCTATATTAGTTTCTAATTGAAATAAAATAGTATTAATATCTCCTTCAGAATTAAAATCTAAATTAGATAACATATCTTTAGTTCTGTTCATTTCTTTATCAAAAACTTCAAATGAATTATTTTTTATATCCCTTGTTTTTATTGAAAACTCTAACTCTAACTTTCCTTTTTCTTCTAAAACTTTATTTCTCATATATATCACCTTTTATTTGTTCCTAGAGAGTATAAAATATACCCTCTAGGCTTTTATTTTCTATGCAATGTGAGATAATTGTCTTGCTTTTTCTTGTGCAACAAATTTATCTCTCTTACTCAAACGATTTATGCTTTTATCAACATTTGCAACATAACCTAATTTGGTTAATATTTCGTGGATTTTCAAGCGACCTTTTTGCGTCCATCTAGTAGAAACATAAGAGCCTACAATAGAACCATGCTCAACATCAAAAGTTTTACTTTCTGTCAAACCCTGATTTTGATATTTTGCATATAAAATCCACTGATTATTAACTTTTTTAATCAACTTTTGCTCATTTAAAATCCTATTTAATTTAGTGGCACTCATTCCATAATCAGCACCAATTTGACTGCTAGTCATAGTCCCAACGGAATTAAGAATAGTATCATAATACGTAAGTTTAGGTTTTGCTTCTTCAAGTTCTTTATTAACTTGCTCTAAAGCTAATAAAGCTTTTTGTTTAGCTTCTACTTCATTTGCCCATGCTCTAGCAGCTTCAACAGGATTATTAAAATCAGGTAATAATTGTTGCATTTTTATCTGTTTTTCCATTTCTTCAAATCTGGTTACATATTCAGCAGTAAATAATACACCTTTTTCACCAGTTAATTTATTTGCGACCATGTCGCAACCCTTACGAGAAATTTTGTAACGAGGTCTATTTTCTCCTTTATTGTCTATATAACTTGATTTAATAAAAAAATCTAACGAACGCAATTTTGCGTTGGTTAAAATTTCTACATAACCATCAATACTACGCATTAAATCTGCATGACGCTTCCCAATCATTTCAGCCACTTGACGACTATCTACATAAATTTTTCCATTTTCATTAATTAGTTGTAATTCATTCATTATATGTTTCTCCTATCCTATCATCATTGCTGCACCTACAATTAAACATAAGGTACATATAAGATTTTTTCGTTTTTCTTGAGATATTTCTTTTTCTAATTCCTCACTTATATATTTAAAATGGGGAATATAATTTATAACTTTTTTATCCATTCTATTTCCTTTTGTTCATATATGTTAACTATACAATAATAGACGCAATCTTTTGAAGATTTAGTTTATTCCATAATTACCACATTGTTTTTTTAGTGAAATCTCTACAACTATATGATTTTACTTCATCTTTAATTCCGAAAAATTTCCGTCTATATGCAAGTTGTTCTTCTAAATCACCCGCATATATATGGGCAGTTATAAAACCTTCAGATACACCATATTTCCTTGCTAGTTCAATTTTTTCAAACAAAGAAATTTTCCCTGTTGGTTTTATATATTTATTTAAAATTTGTTTAGCACCGTTCTCTGTTACGTAAATAGTCTTTTTCTTAGCTAACCCGCCTTTACTCTTTTGTAAACAAACACGTAGCACTTCATCATTATCTATGTCCTTTAATAATCTTTCAGGAACATATGTGTGCAATTTAGTAAGATTAAATACATCTTTCAACAAGTAATATTTTCTATTTTCTAATAAGCTATAAGAAATACTATTTATCATTAACAAAGCTCTCCTTCTTTTTTACTACATTTTTTATATTATCATGCTTCTAGCTCCATTCAAGCCCTGTAGTAAAAAAAATTTAAATACCCGTAGTTTATATTGCTTTAAGTATATATAACAAGCAATATCTGTAGAGTTTGATTGGTTTATCTTATACATTTATCTCATCTCCTTCTCCTTAGCCAAATTTCCTATAATAGATTGCAAGACAATACTTTGCTTTCCACTGTTAGCTAACTTATTTAAAAATACACTTGCTTGCTCAGGTGTAAATTCAGGAGCTTCTAAAGGTGCAGATTTAGGAACATTATTAGAGTCAGCAGCATAGTCATGTCGCTCATTCATTTTTCTTTGTGTTTCTCTTGTTTCCTCTACTCTAACTTTATTTCTAGTATTCCAACTAACCAATAAAGATTTTAAATTTGTAATCGGTTCGCCATTTTTTGTTTTCCAATCTCGTAACGAGTAATAATTATAAAATTCTTCAGCATTAACATATTCTAAATTATTACTATTTATACATTCATTAATAATATTTATATCAAATGCTATATTTTTTATATTATTTTCTTTTTTATATATAGTATTATTATATATAGTATTATTTTGTATCAGGTTTTCCGCAATCGGTTTATCCGTAGTCGGTTTAACCATAGTCGGTTTACCCGTAGTCGGGTTTCCTGCATATGGTTGATTTTCTTGAGTTTTTACCATTTTCAGGTTTTCCGAATACGGCTTTTCTGTAATCGGTTTATCCGTATTTGGATAATCAGTAATCACGTACTCTATACCAGAAAATTTACCATTCTTATCATGAATCTTATTTCTCTTTACATACCCATACCGCTCTAATTCTTTAATAGTGTTCATTACAGCAGTTCTTCCTTCTTTGACTACTGCAACCAATCCATTAATAGAGTAATTCCAATTATCAGGAAAACTTAAGCATTGTGCAATAAGACCTTTTGCTTGTAAACTTAATTCTTTAGATTGCAAAATCTCATTTGGAACTATAGTAAAATTGGTTTGTTTCTTTTCAACTTTAATCCTAGCCACCATTTGTTTCACCTACTTCAATTTTCTTCTTTCTGTAGCTTCTCTACCATCTATCTCGCCTTGTTTTCTAGCATCACTTATAGCAGCTTCACTATAATATTCAATTTTAAATTTTATTGATCCATCTTTAATATCTGGATACAGTTCATTTACTTTAGCAACAACTTGATTAGAAATAACAAGTTGTAATGCTTTACATTGTTCACTTAATGTTTTATCAACTGCTCTAATAAAAGAAAGGGTATAAGTATTTTGAACACCTTTAGACGTTCCATATTTTCGTTTAGCTAAGGCTTTCTGTTTTACAACACCTTTATCAATAATTTTGCATAAAGTATTAAACATTTTTGTAGCTACTTTTACATCTTGCTCATATCCATAAAATTCAATAATATATTCTGGTTTTCTAGTTATAACGTTAATCGCCCTTGTTCTAATAACTTTACAACAAAAATTATCACCTATTACACCAGCAAGAGATGTTATCCATGTTTTAGTTTTGATTTTAACATCATTGCGAATTACCTCTTTTGGTTTGGTAGTGTCTACCACTTCTGAAATCTTATATTTTTTCATTAAACGTTGAGCCATTAAACCAGCAGCAATAGCTTCTTGTTCAGTTGCTCCATTCTCTACGGTTTTATTAAGTAGTGCCATTATTTTATTCATTATTTTTTCGTTTTCCATGAGTATAATCTCCTTTTCTCTTTGAATACACTTTTTTGTTGACTTGCTATTTTGTCAAGCATATTTTTAAAATTTATTTATTATATTTGCTAAATCTGATGCACTTGTCGCAATGTATCTCATTGTTGTGCTTATGCTTTTATGTCCACAAGCTCTAGCTGTTAAAGCTATATTACTATGACTTTTTTGATAGAAATTAGTTGCAAAGTAATGTCTAAATGAATGACAATGTAAGGCAGGATATCCAGCTTTAATACAATGATTTTTAACAATATCTTTTAGATAATTTGTAGTATATTTACCACCACGAGGAGAGTTAAAAACATAGTCCCCTGCATTTCGGTCTTTACTATTAAGCCATTCTATTAACAGTGGTTTTAATTTAGAATTTATAATACATAATCTATCCGTATGATTTTTTGTATTACGTATAATGAATTTATTTTCCTCTAAAGAAATATCTTTAATAAGCATATTTTGAGCTTCAGAAATACGAAGTCCAGCATATGACATTAAAGACACTAACAGCTTAACTTTTTTATCAGTTGTACTATTAATAATTTTTTCTACTGCTTCCTGTGTTGGTGCTTCTGCAAGTTTTTCTTGTGTATGAATAGTTTTAGTAAATCTTTCTACTTCTTCACAGTCTTTTTTGTAAAATTTCAATGCTCTAATCCAAACTGATAAATAGAATTTCTTTGAATTAATAGACATATTTAAGTTCATAATTTCTCTTACTGTGTCCATATTTATGGGTTTATTTTCAAATTTTCTTAATATTTGTGCATATTTTGTATAGGTTTTATCTCCTCTACTTAACTTGATTTCCTCTAAATATTTTGTAAACATTGGTTTCACCTCTAAATTATTAATAACGATCGTTTGATGATGTTAATAAAATGATAAATAGTGCCATTAAAAACCCTAGAATAATACTCATAATATTCACCTCTTGTTTATAATAATAAATATTTATTATTAAAGTTCTTGTATGTTAATAACTCTTAAATTTCCATTACAAAATTCTTCTTCCCAATCAACATCTTCATAATAAATATCATCATTATTATTAATTGATTTTATTTTTTCTAAACTATCTTTATCTATTTTGTATTCTACAAATATATCTAAAGAACAATTTACTTCTATCCATTGTCGATCATAAATATCCCAATCAAACCATTTATAAGGAACACAATGAACCATAGCACCATGACCATTATTATTATTTACTGATAATAAGTCTAAATAATCAATATCATCAAAGATATCGCCCCCGCCTAAATCCATTATTTCATTATTGACTTCATAACCTATAATAGAAAAATCTTGATTTAAACAACGGTCTTTTATTTCATCTAAGATTTCCTGCTTAACATCATTTTCATTTTTTATACTTTCTATATACAATAGTTCGTAAGTATTATTTCTATGTTCCCTAGCGTAAATAGTGATTAATGTTTCACCGTTAAAATATTTTAGCCTTGTATAATTGTCGGCTTCATTTCCACAATAATAAATCCATGAAAAGTTATATTTTTGCATAAATTTACTTAATCTATTTCTTGTAACAATAGCATATTCTAATTTGTTTAACGCTTTTATAACTCGTTTTGTATTATTCATTTTCATTTCTATAACCTACCTTTTATTTAATTTTTAATAAACTGCTATACACTTACCATCTATAAAATCACAGTTCCAAGAATTAAAAAATTCTTCGCCAATTAGTTGAAAATCTAATACTTTGTATATATCATCTGGAATTTCATTTCGTTTATATTTCCAATGATTATTATTGACCATGTATACTCCAACGTCATATATATCGTCAGCTTTAAAAAATGTAATACCTATTTTCTATTATCTTGTCATAGGCTTCATAAAAAGATAATCCTAGTTCTAATATCTTTTTAAAACTACTCTTTAAGCGATTAGAGTTTAAATAATTAAAGATGTCAATTATATTCTGTAGCTCATCAAATTCTATCCAATCAAAATCTAAATCAGTATTTATATCATCTATATACATACTCCCCATTTCTTCAGAAATATTTTTTAAGTTTGGGTTTTTGCTCAAGTCTACCCATTTTGAAACAGTCCCATTTGAAAGACATATTTTTAAATACATAGTAATACCACCTTGTTTATAAAATTATTAAGAACTCAATAAAAGGTATAAATTAGATTTAAACTCTAACTTATACCTTCTGATTCAATTCTTAATCATTCTTATAATCTAGCAAAAGCATAGCAGCCTATTATTTGCCCTTTCTCATTACGCTCAGTTTGAGTCACAATTAATAAATCATTTCGCTGCCCTTTCAGTGCATTAGCTACTACAAAAGATACGATATAATAAATACCTTCTTTTTCTTCTGGCAAACCTTCTACCTTGCCATACCTATTTTTATAAATAGGAATTTGGTCAAATCTTTCTTCAAAATTTTCTTTTTGCTGCACTCGTGCAATACCTTGAGATTTAAAAATAATAACATCATCTTCTAATAATAAATTAATATCGTGCGGTGTTAGATTAATAATTTCTTTCATTTTAAAATCCTTCTTTCTTTATTTATACAAAAAATGCACTCTATAGAATTTCTATAAAGTGCATTTTATAATACTTTCTCTGTAACATATTTTACATTATAGCCTTGTCTAAAAAATTCATTTAAGCTATTAAATGGAATGTCTTTAATAAATCCACTATAATGGAAAAATTTATTATATTCGCCATAAATTAAATATTTTTGTTTAGTTTTAGGGTGCGTTAAAAGCCTCCAATTTTTAATATTTGATACATTTTTGTTATTCCAATTAGGAATAAATTCATATTGTTTTAAATGTTTATCTAGTTTATCTGTATTTTCTAAATCATCATATATTTTATCAAGACTATAATCCAAAATACTACCAGCCTGCAACGCTCTAAACTCTGCTCTTTTAGCTTGAAAACAGCAGATATTGTCTTTTAAATAATAATTATTATATGCATCAACATTATATTTATATGTTTTTTCAGCTCGTGCTTTCATTTTTTCATATTCATAAGCTTTATATAATAAATCTGGTATATCAAGTTTTTTTACATCTATCATTTTTATTTACCTCTTTTGTTATAATATCTGCTTTTTGTTAGTACCACGTTTGGCAATAATACAACTAACATTATCATTAATATCAAATACAATGTTGATTTAATTTCAACTAAATCATCTGTAAAAACACACAGAATCAAAGATATAAAGATAAATGTATCTAATAACATATTCATAAATAAACCCTCCTAAAATCTAACATCAATTATTTTTATAAACTCATTATTAATAGGTTTATATTCTATATACAGACGTAACCAACGGAAAAAAGCAAATTGTATAGTGTTATTTTCTCTCATATCATGCACAGGCATATATAAATTTAGTCGTTCCATGTAATTAACTAAATCTTCAAAAGGAATTGTTTTATATAGTAAATCTTTTTGTATTAAATCTACTACTTTATTAAATAAAATTATTGCAGTACTTCCTTGTTTTATCATTGCAACATAATCACTTAATGTATACATTTTATTCAGCTCCTTCTATTGTATTTAATAATATTTTTATTTCTGTGATATCTTGTTTATTAAAAGCATTGTTTAAAGAAAAATCTTGTTTTAATTTGTCTATCTTTAAAGATAGAACAGATAAAATATTATTAATTTCTGTTACATCTTTAGGATTAGATTTAATGTGTTTAACAAGGTCTAAAGTGTCTAAATCAAAAAACATATCACTAAAAACTGTTGGTACAAATTCACTGTTATTAAAATAGTAGTCTGCTGCTCCTTTTATTTCTGTTATAGTACTGCACAATAAATCTTTAAAATATTTTTTTAGTGATTTTACAAGGCGGTTTAAATTATGCTGCAATCTAGGATAACGGTCTAAATTACACCAACAATAATAATTAACAGTATCAAGGCTATTATCTATATCAAATTCAATATCATCATTATTAAACAATGATAGAAAAACTTTAATAGTTCTATTATCAAATTTAGCTAGCCTATTATCATATTCTCTAAGTTGCAAAAACTTTTCCATTAAAGGCTCTATTGTTTTTATTGTTAAGCTTGTTTTATCATCAAATGGTACATAAAAAATATTAATACCATAAATACCATCATCATGTATATTAATGCTTTTTTGTTCTATTTTTATACTAAAATTAGAATCAAATTCTATTGCCATTTGTTGTTTTAAGCCGTCAATTTCTCTATCTATTGCACAATCAATAAGACAACCATACTTTTTATAAACAATTTCTTGCTGCTGCTCATTAAGTTCTTCATATTTTCCTAATCTCATATTTTAATCCTCCTATAATAAAAACACGCTTAGAATTAATCTTAAGCGTGTTTAATCGTCTACAAATTCAACATCATTTAAGTTGTTACTAAATAATTCTTTGATACAAGATTTATAATTTTGAATATAAATATATCCTGCACGATATCTTAATTTTAATTTGCTTGCAATCGATTCAGTTGCATTTCTATATCCTTTATCATTGCAATGCAACACAGATATTTTATATACCTTATTTCCATTTCTATTTATTTGAAAACTTTCAAAAATTACAATATGTTTATTCATGTCTAAAGCCTCCATTTTTTTAAATGTCTTATAGTCTGCATTATTTTTAATGATGATGTTATTTTCCTCTAATAGTTCGCTAGTAATAGAGTGTATTTCTCTAATATCACCATAAATACAAAGACCATGCACAGAAAAATATTGTCTTAATTTATCTATCTTAAAAGATAAATCAGACAAGTATAAATCAATTTGTTTTTTTGCTTGCTCAATATCACTTAAAGCCATTTCTTTTTTTAAATTTAAGTATTCTTTTTGTTTGCTATTCACTTATATTCAATCCTTTCAATCAATTTAAACCGCCCTAGCAAGCCATCTAAGACGGTTTTATACTTTACCAATACGTTTATATATAGATGTGTTTATTTATCCTTAACATTGTTTAATTCTTGTATACATTTTCCAATAGTCCATAATTCATTATTTAATTTTATAAGATTATTAACAATGTTTAGCAGTCTTTCACATTCCCAATTTTCTAAATGTTTTATATCCAGAAAATTTTCACCGCCTAACAAGAAAAAGCTTGTTGTTATTCTGCTGCTATACTCACTTAATTTTGCTAACTCTTCTTCTATATTTTTAGATATGGCTTGCATTTCTTGTATTTTGTGTTCTTTATATTCTTTAATATCCATAATTTAAAACCCCTTTATTTATAAACTTTTAGAACACATAAAATAATTCTTATGTACTCATAGAAATTTACAAATAAAAAGGCACTCTATGGAATTTCTATAAAGTGCCTTAGTCAGTATTGCTTGTTATTTTAGTATGTTGACCGTCTATAAAAAACTATACTATCTTGTCTTAATAAAAACCTTTTTACAAATGCAGTAACAACATCACTAAAAAGCTTGTTTTGTGATTTTCTTGCTAGGGTATTAACACCACAATTAAAAGAATATGTTTTTGATGATATCCATATATCAACGCCCCTTTCATATAAATTTTCGGCTGTTTTATAGTCTATTTCTTTTAATTTCATTTATAATCAATCCTTTCAAAAGTCTATTTTCTTAAGCTTTTATTTAATCTATCATATAAACGCCACCATGATTCATTATCTAAAAAGCGGTGAGCATTGTTTAAATAGTTTTTCAAAAATACATCAATATATTGATTATAATAAGTTGTCGAACCTATAAAATCAGCCCAATATTTATTATAATCTTTAGATAACCATTTATTATACGCCTGCTGACTATAATAAATAAGATTTACAAGCTCAGGAATTTTAGTGGCGTGAATATTGATACCCAAAATACCAGGATACGGCAATTTATTATTAGATATTCCCTTTTTGTCGTGCAGCATTTTACAAGCTAATAAATATCTATATAGTTGTATACTATTAGAATGAGCGGGATGCCCTTCTCTTTTTATTTCTCTCAATTTTTTAAAAAATATCATTTATAATCATTCCTTTTATTAATAGGCTGTTAATTTAAAATCAAAGTTAAATCTATTTATATCACACATTTTTAAAAATGCTTTATATAAAATATGTGCAAAATAACCAAAGATATCTTTTTTACTATCAATTTCTTTTTCGCTTGCTTCTAACCAATTTTGTAAAAAGATAGATATTTCGGTATAATCTAAAGTCAAATAGTTATATATAAATTCTTTAAATTTATTTTCATAGCAAATAATATTTTTGTTTTTCCATTCGCTATTACTATATTTATAACTTTCTTGCATTGCCTGTAAAATTTCAATATCATTTTTAAATTCTACATCATAAACAATATAATAAATTAAATCATTTCTTATAAAATCCATAGCCTTATCTATAACTTTATTAGTGTTGCAACGTAACATATATAATCAATCCTTTCAATCAAATAGAACCGCCCTAGCAAGCAATTTAAGGCGGTTTAAATCTTTACCAATACATTTATATATCTATACTAAAAAAACACACTTAAAATTAATCTTAAGTGTGTTTTATGGAAAGTTGTTTTTGTATATGCTATTGTATACTTTTTTATTGCATTTTATACCATAAATTCTGGATACAAAAGGTAATAAGCTGCTAGTGTAATAGCTTATCATGCTTTTAGTTATTTTATGATTATTATAAATATAATATAAAAATTTTTCTTTTTGTTCGTCTGAAATTCCTTTTTTCCATTTTCTTAATAATAAATTATGACTACCATCATGATGAGAACCAACAAAACGTACATTAAAGCCATCACTATAGACACTAAAATAATCACAGTTAAAATTATTTAAAATAGCATTTAAGTTATTATCATTAAGTTCTTTATATCCAAAAAAAGTTCCTCTCCATGTACCAATATCACCAAAAGCAATAATATCATTATCTAAAATCATATTTAAATCTGATTTTGCAAAATCAAAGTTATCATCTACATAAGTATTGTAATAATTGTATTTTTCTTCTTCTGTTAAATCGTCTATATTTTCAACATCAAATAATTCTTTTAATTCTTCTTTTGAATAACCTTTACAAGAATTAAAATAATCATCAATATCATTTGTATAATAGTAATCATAAATAATTTCTTTTCTCATTTTTAAACCCGCCTTTATTATAAATCTTTATAAATCTTTTTTACGCTGCACGTCTGATACTGTATCAGTAAAAGCAATTCTATACTTATATAAGTCATCTTTTGTTAAACCTATATATTTAAACATATCGTATATATATTGATTATTGCCGCCTGTTCCTTTTATATATATTTTTATAATTTCTGGTTTATCATTTCTTTTGACTGTCAAAAAAGCTTGACTAGAAAAAAACGTTTGACAATTAGCAGCATGATAACGCTTGCCAACAATCACGATACTAATAATTTTTTCTTTATCTGAATTATTTAATGCTTTCATGTATAATCAATCCTTTCAATTAATCAATATTCATATCTTTTTAATGCTAGATTTAAACCATTTTTCAAGGCTGCATTATTTTCAATTTGTTCATAACTTAAGCCTAAACTATCTAGCGTGGCTTTTAAATTCTCTGTATATCTGTATTCATTGTTTGCCAATTCGTAAGCAAACATAGATTTTATAAATCCATTCCCTTTGGTATCAGCAGCAATGGATTTATTTAAAATATCATTTTGTTGTTTAGTATATTCTTCATAGTCTTTTTTATATTTCTTAATTAAAAAGCAGCCATTACCAAAAGAAATCAGTTCTTTTTCTGTAACATTATGTTTTTTTAAGCCTTCTTTAAAATCTTTTTCACTAAACGCAATTATATAAATAATCTTACCTTGAGAAAATTTATCGAAAGCTTCTTTTCTTGCGTTTTTATATTCTTGATATGTGTTGTATGTTGTCATTTTGATAGCCCCTTTTAATTCATTTTCAAATTCTTCAAAATAATCTGATTTTATTGTTGTTGGCGATAAATTTTCACAATCAACAAAATCATTCCCCCATTTTTTACAAAATTCGTCTGACGTGCCGTCAGCGTAAATAAGTTCATAATCAACTAAACAGCCGTTTTCATACACTTTTGTTAAGTGCATAACTTCAACGCCTTCTGGATATTCCACAAAAATTATTTGCGTGATTGCATTATCAAATTTTTTCATTTTTAAAACCTACCTTATAATCTATTAATTTTTTATTGAATTTATTCCAATTTATGTACAAAAAAAAGGCACTCTATAAAATTTCTATAAAGTGCCTTAATATAAAGTATTAAATTGCTTGTTTTAATCTATTGAAGCGTTTTTCAGTTTCAGTAGTCGCTTTTTCTATTTCATTAACAAAACTACCTAACATATCAAACCCTGACTTGATATCATGTTCCATATTGTCAAGTCTAGCTTCAATTTTATCAAACCTAGCTTCCATATTGTCAAGTCTAGCTTCAATTTTATCAAACCTAGCTTCCATGTTATCAAGTCTAGCTTCCATATTGTCAAGTCTAGTATTAATATTCTTGACTTCACCTGTTAATGCTTCCAGCATTTGCAGCATTTTTTCATCATTGGTCATATTTATCACCTCTATTAATATTTTAGCTTTTTTATAAGCTAATAACAACATAAAGCATATTGTTTTATGTTCTTATCAACTCATAAATAAAGGCACTATCTAAGCTTTTATAGTGGCTTATGGTTCACTGTAAATAGCGTTCGCCTTTACTGTTACTTACTCAGGTACAGGAATGACAAATAAGCCAAAAGTGAAATACTTTTCAAGTGCCTTTAAAATATGTGTAACAAAAAACCGCCCTAAATGATAACATTTAAAGCGGTTTATTCAAGTGTTTTTATTAAAATATACTCTTTATCTTGTAAAGAGTTCGCCAACGGTTTTACTACCTTATAAAGCCATTTTGTGCTTATTGACTTATTCCGTTTTGCATAGTCTAAAGCTTCAGCTTCTGTTTTAAATTTTCCATTTTGCAAGTTGAATGTATAATATAAAACTTTTTCAAGTGGTTTACATTCAATCACTTTTTTTCCATCATGAACATAATATATTAATCTGTTCATATCAGCTAAATTTTGAGCGTATTCAATAGCATCTTGTTTATTATCAAAAATAGCTATTTCTTCACGATTATTAATAACTTTATAATCATGTTGTTTATTTTCTTGTTTTCTTTTTTCTTCTGCTGCTTCTTTTCGTTTTTGACGTTGTCTTTCAAGTTTTGCGTAGTATTTTTCGCAATCACTTTCAAGATTTTCTTCTGTAGATATGAATTGCACAATATATCCATTATCATGCAAAGCTTTTTTAAATTCAGCTTTACTATTAAATTTTTCTTTTATTATTTCGATATTGCCTTTTCGTGATTGCTTAACGCTTGCAATATATAATTTCATATATAATCAATCCTTTCAATCAAAAATTGACTTTTTAAACTAACTTTGATATACTATTTGTAGAAATAAAATCAAGGCTGGCAACAATATTGCGTGTATCTATTTCAAGATATATCACCACTTGCTCGCTATTCAATAGGTCGTGGCTAGTGATAAGAACCCTTTTTGCGGTATTCGTGATTTCGCACTTTTTAAGAAATTGACATCTTATGAATGTCTTTTTCCTGCTCAACGCTCATCAATGAGAACCTGTTTTATTGACAAATGAGTCAATAAACCCTAATGATGGTAATTCTTATTGAAATTGCCCTATATTGAGTTGTAAAAGAACAATACACCGTCTACCTTTTGAAAGGTTCGACTGATAGAAGTTAACACGCTTGCTCATAAGACAAGCCCAAAAGATATTGCGTCTGGGGGGACTTAATATCTAAATGTTGGCTGTTTGCCAGCCTTTGAGTATCATAACTCATTTCAACACACTATTATAATAATATGCTGAAATCAGTTATAATATATTATGACTGATTGACAGTTATTTATTAACTTTATGTATTTATTATAGCATAACTATTTGTTTTTGTCAACATTTTCGTTTACTTTTTATAAAAAATGTTGAATTTACAAAAATGTATACTTTTGGCAGATAAAGTGTAAACTTGATGTTTTTCCCTTATCAACCTTACAAATATATTATATAATATTTATGTTTATTTGTCAACATTTTTGTACAAAAAATTTTTAAAAAAAGGTATAAAAAATGATTAATAATAAGGATATAAAAGAAGTTATAATGCTGATTGCATATAGAGAAGGATTATCGCAAGGCGATATTTTAGACAAATACAATGCAGCATATAATAAAAATTTAACTAAGCAATCATTTAGTAGAAGTTTAAAAGAAAACTCGCTGAAATATGAAATGGTATTTGATATGCTGGACGCTATAGGCTATACAATAGAAATAAAGAAAAAGATATAATATATATGTAAATACTTATGTATAAATATACATATATACTAATAAATAGACAATAATTATATAATATATTTTAATTATAGATGTTTATTAATATATAAATAATATATATAATTAATGTTGCATATCGTGATTGTATATTTTGAGTGCATATCATAGATGAGATTTATTTTTGATATAAACAAAATTTATAACTAACTTTAAATCAAAAAAAATTGATATGAAAAAGCAGCAGCATATAATATAAACACAAATTATAATTGTATAAATATTAATTATAGCAAGCTGCATAATGTTGATACACTAGCCAGCATTGTATATTATTAATATAATGTATAATATATGGTAATACAATAAATAATATATATATGTTATAATGGATATTATGACTGATTAAAGCACGAAAAAGCTTGTCATTGATGGATTTTTGGGCGGGGTGTGATTTTTTATTCCTAACGGGCTTGCTTTTTGAGCGTGCCTGTGGTTTTTAGTCTTGCGACAAAATTCACACCAAATTTGGCAACTTTAAGAAAAAGTACGTCTGCAAACAAAAATAAAAATCCAAAATTAAACTTCAAAAATGATACTGATTTACGTAAAAATAGTAATAAAAACAATAGATAATCTAATAGATAACATATAGATAATTTAATAGATATCTATATAGATTAAAAAATGTAAAAAATACAAAACAAAATTTAAAACTTTAATTTTATCATCAAACTAACCAGCAAAAAATTATACAAGAAAAATTTATACAAATGAATTTTTATACAAAAGTACCTATTCTGTGAAAAACAAAATGGGTGCTTTTTTTGCATCTCAAAGGACGTCCCTTAAAATAATTTTCTTTCTTACCTAAAGTACATAACCTTATAAATGTATTTTGTATACATAAATACATAGAAAATACAAAAAAGTTTAAAAAAAATTATAAAAAAGTGGAATAATTTTTGCAAATTATGAATAGATAATGTAAGGGCATTTAAACCTTGCAAACCAGAGCGTGTTATTTTATTATACTTTTCTTTTTACCCTTTTTCTTTTGGGAGCATATTTCCACTGGTAAAGAAGAATAAGAATGAAGAATATATATAATAACTATGCCGTAGGCATACTGCGTAGCAGTAGATGAAGGATACATTAAAAGTATTAGTTTATGGGGGTAGGGGGCGAAGTGTAACGAGAACCCAGAACACATAAACTACATGAAAGGAAGAATAAAATTCAAAATGAAGGTACAAAAAAGTTTTGCAGATAAATTTGAAAAACTATCTGCTCCAAAACAAAATGCACTTTTAATTGATGCAATAGTTAAGAATTGTATTGAGTGCTGCGGTGGAGTACGAAAAGAAGCTATTGACTGTCCAACTAAAATGTGTGCAATGAAAGACTTGAATTTTTTAGTGAAAAAAACTTTGATTAAAGATTAAAATTTGATTAAAAATTTAATTTTTTTATGAAAAAATGGAATATTTTTCGCTAAAAATGAATAGATAATGTAAGGGTAATTTGAAGTCTTAGTTAAGCGATTTCTTCATGGATTCTTATTTAAGTAAAAACACATAAATCCCGCTTATGATTGTTTTGTCCGTTATATAATCTGCTTACTTTGAATTACTTCTTATTTGCTACTGTAGCTCAACTGGTAGAGCAACTGACCTGTAATCAGTAGGTTGAAAGTTCGAGTCTTTTCGGTAGCTCCAATGTAGATAGGTACTCAAGAGGTAAAGAGAGCTTCCTGCTAAGAAGCTAGACGAGAAATCGTGCAAGGGTTCAAATCCCTTCCTATCTGCCATATACAGAAATAGTTTAGTGGTAAAACAATGGTCTCCAAAACCATAAAGGAAAGTTCAAATCTTTCTTTCTGTGCCAAATGTGAGAGTGGTGGAATTGGCATACATAGTGGACTTAAAATCCATTGTCTTATGACATGAGGGTTCGAGTCCCTCCTTTCACACCAAATATGCGTGAGTGAGCTGAGTGGCGAAGGCAGTTGACTGTAAATCAACCACGTAAGATACAACGTAGGTTCGACTCCTACCTCACGTACCAAAAATACAAGTGTAGCTCAGCTGGTAGAGCAGAGGATTGAAGCTCCTCGTGTCATTGGTTCAATTCCAATCGCTTGTACCATACGGAAGCGTACTCAAGTCTGGTTAAGAGAACTGTCTTGAAAACAGTGAGGTGATAGTGATATCATGCGTGGGTTCAAATCCTACCGCTTCCTCCATAATTGCCTGTTAGTTTAATGGTAAAACAACGGACTTTGACTCCGTCATCATTGGTTCAATTCCAATACAGGTTGCCAAATTGCCTAGTAGCATAATTGGTAATGCGTAGGACTGTTAATCCGAAAGATACAGGTTCGAGTCCTGTTTAGGCAGCCAAAAGAAAATAATGGTGTCTTTAATGATGCCAATATTATAAATAAAAGACATTAAAACCAGTTGCGACATGGTTTTAGAAGGATATGACTGAGGTTGTATCCTTTTTTTAGTTTGTATTGCTTGCAACACCTTCTATGGTGTTGCACCCATTAGGGTTTTTATTTTTACAACTTTAAGCATTGTATTATTCAACCATGTGAAAACGTTCTAATCAAACTTCATGGAACATTGGTAGATTGAGTAGGACTTTGGTGAGATATTGCTGAAGTTGAGCTTTTTTGCAAAGGTAACAATGCAAAGCGATTGGGTAAACCAAAAGAATAACAATGTGTGCAAATCGTAACGCTAGTTAAAACATAAGTTGTGTGGTAGCGATAATAGACGCTCCAGTGGAGAATAATCAGCTATGCCATTTAATCTGACAGTTAAATCGAGCTAACTGAATGTCAAGTAAGCTATTGGCAGTGATGTAAGAGAAATTTTACTATAACACATTACTTAGTTAAAGTAGCCTAATGCCAGTCAAGGAGATATTTAAAATAATATAAAATGTTTGAAAAACACTTTATGTAATTCTGAATGATAGGTGAAATTTGTGAGTAATCAATCTCACGTAGGACAAATATGGGAATAAGAAGTTATAAGGTCGCTCCTTATGGCTCAGACTTATTCTTCCTACTTGTTGAATAAACTAGAAGTTATTGAGATGTAAGGCGAAGGTCTGAGTGGTGCAATGCTTAAAGTTGTAAAAGTCGGTTAATAAAAAATAAGGGAGATGTTAGAATGGAAACATTTATTAGCGTAAAGAAAATTAAAGCTGAACCATGTAAGGCATGGAAAGATTTTAAAGGTCATAAAGAAGGTGATGATGGGTATAGAATTTATTACCCAGATAACTACGTTTCTTGGTGTCCTAAAGATGTGTTTGAAAAACAATATTTTAAATTAGATAATGGCAAAGAAATTGTTGAATCTGATGTAAATAGATATATTAATGCTGGTCTTAGAATTAAACCAGAAACATTTGAAACTATGTTATGTTTTACTAAATTAGGAATGAAAGCTCATGTGTATAATTTTTTAGATGATATTTTATTTTTGGCAGACAATGGGTTTAAAGAAGGTGAAACAAATGGCAAATGAAAGACAAGAAAAAGCAAGAAAAATAGTAATGAATTATTTTAATTCTCATGTAGATAAAACTGATAATAAGCAAATTACACTAGATGATGTTTATGTAGTTTGGTTTAGTAAGACGTTGCAGAATTGGAAAGCATTAGTTAGTACAAGTGTTTCAGATGGAATGTATTATGAAGTTATTTATAATGGCGATAAAAATGAAACTTATGTTGATGTTTATAAGAAATGGGAAAATTTTACAGTGAAAGATTAATTTGAGGGATATTAAATAATTATGAGTAAAGATATTTTGGTAGTAAAAAATAACACTTTTAAGGGGAAACTCCCCCGCAGGGATTTTGAGGTGATTAATTATTAATTTTATTGATTTGTTTTCTGGTATCGGTGGCTTTAGATTAGCTCTTGAAAGAGCTGGTCATACTTGCGTTGCATTTTGTGAAATTGACAAATACGCAAGACAAACATATAAAGCCAACTTCAATACAAAAAATGAAGCAGAATGGAACGATATAACAACAATTACAGATAAGGAGATAAAAGCTTTTGGAGAAAAAAATAAAACAGAAATTATCTGCGGGGGATTTCCTTGCCAAGCATTTAGCATTGCTGGAAAACGACTTGGATTTAACGAAAAACGTGGAACAATGTTCTTTGAAATTATGCGATTCGCTAGAATACTCAAACCTAAGTATTTATTCCTTGAGAATGTCAAAGGGTTACTCAATCACGAAAACGGGGAAACTTTCAAAACAATCCTCTCCACGTTGGACGAATTGGGGTATGATGCAGAATGGCAAGTGTTTAATAGCAAAGATTTCGGAGTCCCACAAAACAGAGAACGAGTGTTCATTATTGGACATCTTAGAGGAGAATGTACCAGAAAAATATTTCCTCTCGAAAGAGCAGGTGGAAAAAATCCTAACAAACTCAAAGAGATAACAAGTGGTGTATCACAAGGATATAGAATATATGATGCTTCTGGTGTTTCTACTACACTAGCAAGTCAAGCAGGTGGTCTAGGTGCTAAAACAGGATTATATGCTGTAAGTTTAGATAAACCTTTTGGCAAAGGAAGTTGTTCTAAATTTTATATAAAAAGAGAAGTTTCAGTTGCTAGTTGCTTAGCTGCTAGAGATTTTAAAGGTTTAAAGAAAAATTCAACTTGTATTACTAACTTTTCTTACCCTATAAAAAATCAGAATATTAAAAATATTTCAGAAATGAGAATAAGAAAATTAACACCTCTTGAGTGTTTTAGATTACAAGGTTTTCCAGATGATTTTTATTATAGAGCAAGAGGAAATGGATTGAGTGATACACAATTATATAGACAAGCTGGAAATAGTGTAACAGTTAATGTTGTTTATACTATAGCTAAAAATTTTAAGTAATTTTAGGAGTGATAAACGTGAGTGAGGATGCTTTAGTAGTTAAAAATAACACTCCTGTTGGAAGAAGAAATAGGTTTGACGAATATAATATGCACGAGGATATTAAAAAATGGCGATATGAAGGTAATAGTTTTAAAAAAATAATTAATCTTATTAAAGAGAAATTTGATGTAAATGTATCTTATACTGCTCTTTATACTTACTGTGTAAGAAAAGGATTAACAGGCGATATGTCTGGTGAACGACAAAGAACTGTTAATGGATATCAAGAATTAATAGATAGTTTAGGTGTTATAAAACAAAGTTTAGCCTTAAATCAAGCCTTATTTGAGGATTTAGAAAGAGAATCCAAAGAGGGAAATCTTGATACAAAAAAATATACTGCTGTTGTTTCATCAAGCGAAAGATTATTAACAAGACGAGAATCTTTAATAAAAACCATCATTCAACAACAATCTTTGATATATAAATATTCCGCAATTTCAAGATTTATAGGTAGGTTTGAAGAATTGGTTATAGAAAGGTTTGGATTGGACGTATGGAATGATTTTAAAACAAGAGTAGTAAATGATTTTGAAATCAAAGAGTTAATGAAAAGAATACCAAAGGATAATGATGTAGTCCCTATCAAAAAAAATTGTCCAAAAAATGAAGGAAAAATGAGTCAAAAATTAGGAGTGAGTTTATGAGTTACGAAAACAAACGAGATAAATTAAAGAAAAAATTAAGAGCAAATAAACCTAAAATAAATGGTAAAAAATATTTTTCAGAGAAAGCAACAAAAAGAGAACATCAGGCTGAAATGAAAAAATATAAAGAATTATATCGTTGAGGTGGATTTATGAATGATAAAAAAAGCATTTATGTTTTATATGATGAACTCGGTAGGACTAAACTTGGTATTACAAACAATGTTACTAGACGTCTTAAACAAATAGAAAATGCAACAGGATTAAAAATTTGTAAATTATATTCAGAAGTATGTAGAAATGCTACTTTTTTAGAAAAGAAATTATTTGAATATTTTAAAAATTATAGAATTGAGGAAACGGAATGGTTAGTTTCTGGAATGGATTTTTATAAAACAATTTCTGTTGTTCGTACTTTTATAGAAGATGATAAACCATGAATTTATTAGATGAAATTGTTAATAAGTTGGAGGTAGATAAGGAATATCAAAAAAATGTAAATCAAAATAGTGATAATGAAGATGATAAATATTTAAAAATAAAAGAAGAATGTAGATACGATTTTGAAAAATTTTGTAGAACCTTTTTAGGTGAGCAGTTCTCATCAACATGGTCAACATTTCATTATGATTTAGTTAAAGCTTTGGAAGATATTATCTTTAACCATAAAGATGAAGAAACTAAGAATGTTAGAGCTGCACCACGAGGACACGCAAAAAGTACGTTCGTTAGTTTTGCTTTCCCGTTATGGTGCATTTGTTATGGCTATAAACAAACTATTATTGTTATATCGTGTTCAGCTGATATGGCTAGATTGTTCTTAACTCGTATTCGAGAGGAATTAGAGTTTAATGCACTTATCATTAAAGTGTTTGGAAAATTACAAGGTTCATCTAAATGGAATAATTCGGAAATCTTAACAAGTACAGGAGTATATTGTGTTGGCAAAGGTGCTGGACAGCAAATGCGTGGTTTAAATTTTAAATCTCGTCCAGACTTAGTAATTATTGATGACCTAGAAAGTGAAGAAAGTGTTGCAACAGAAACGCAAAGAGCAACATTAGATAAATGGTTTAGTAGTGCTGTTATGAAAATGGGTTCACCAAATTGTGATTTCTTTTTTATTGGTACTGTTTTGTCATATGATTCTCTTTTGTATAAATTGTTAACTTTGCCTACTTATAGTATGTGGCAAAGGAAAATATATAGAGCGGTTATTAAATTTTCGGAATCAACTTTATGGCTAAAATGGGAAGAAAAAATGACAAACTTGTCTGACCCTGACCCATATAAAACAGCTAAAAAATTCTATTTGAAACATAAAAAAGAAATGTTAAAAGGAACAAAAGTTTTATGGGAATCTCAAAGAGAAAATATGTACTTGCATTTAATGGAAACTCGATTGCAGGACGAAGAAGCATTTAATAGTGAGTTTCAAAATGACCCTCAAACTGAAAATAGTCGCATATTTAAAGAAGAATGGTTAGAAGAAAATACTTACGAATATCCACCTAACATAAAAAGGGTTTATGGTGCTGTAGATCCTAGCTGTGGTAAAAATCGTAAAGCCGATACTTCAGCAATTATTATATTGGGCGAAGGTGAAGATAACTATATTTATGTATTAGAAGCTTCAGTTAGAGTCCGTAGAGTTGAAGAAATTATTTCTGATATGGAAAGAATAATTGGTAAATATTATGACCTTTTAGAAGGTTTTGTAGTAGAAACTAATCAATTTCAATCGTTTTTTGCAACTACAGTACAGAAACACTTTATTGATTTAGGAATGTATATTAACTGGATTGAAATAAATCATGGAGCAAATGAAAAAAAAGAACGAAGAATAAATTCCATGATACCTAAAATCAAAAATGGTTATTTAAAATTTAATAAATCTCATATTATGTTATGGAGGCAGCTAAAAAACTATCCTAAAGATAGAGATGATGCTGTTGACTGTTTAGAAATGGCATTAAGACCATTATTACAAAGTGGAATGAGAACATTATGCTTTGGTTCATTGAATACGAGCGTTAGCACTATACATGAAAGGAGGAGTGATAAGGTTGTTCGAGAAATTAAAAAAAGTTTTGGCATCAGCAATTAATTTTAAAAAAATTCCAGACTCTAAATCAATTCCTACGGATAATTTTGGATATAACACTTTTAAGACACAATATAAAAGTACAATCCCTAGAAATCCAACCTATAGGCAACTGAGAGAATTTGCTAAAAATCCTATTGTATCGCAACCCATAGAAGCGGTAAAAGATAGGATAGCGAAAATGAGTTATGAAATTAAACCTAAAATTCGAGGACGAAAATATAGCAAACAAATAAAACTAATAAAAAATATCATAGATAACCCTAATATAGACCAAACTAGACGAAAGTTTGAAGCTATGATACTTGATGATATTTTAACTTTAGACGCTGGTGCTTTTGAAGTTTGCAAAGCTAACGATCCTAATCACCCTCTTTATTTATATCCTATAGATGGTGCAACAGTCCAGCACGTAATCCCAATGGATTATACTGATATAGATGGTTATAAATATATGCAAATTAATGACAATGGAAATACATATTTTACTAGACGTGAATTATGTTTTTTGTCTAAAAATAACTTTACTCACAAACCTTTTGGGTTATCACCTGTTTTAAAAGCATATGATTATATTAGATATTACATTGAAGGTGTTGATAAAACTAATGAAGATGTTAGTACTAAAACGTCTGGAATGTTAATTAATCTTGGTGAAACAGCTACAAGTGATGAGGTTGATAAATTTAGAGAATATTTTATGAATGAAATTGAAGGAACTGGAAGAATACCTATTGTTGGTGGTACAAAAGGATTAGACACAAAACAGATTAGAAGTTTTACTGAAGATGCTTTATATCAAAGTTGGTTTAATCTTTTGATTACTATGGTATGTTCAGCATTTCCTTATCCTGTAGAAAAAATGATAAATGTATCAGCTGACCGCTCTACAACGGAAGATTTTGAAACACGTATAATTGATGAACTTGTCAAACCATACGCTAATCTTTTAGAAGATGCTTATAATACCCATATAATAAATGCTTTAGGTTTTGGCGATATCCTTGAATTTAAATATGTTTATGAAGATAACGAAAACTTAAAAACAAAAAAATGGGATAGGTTAAACAATGCGTTTATTGCAGGAACTATTACAATTAATGAATGGCGAGAATCTGTAGGATTAAATCCTTTGATTAGTGATTATGCTAATTTAGCTGGTGATGAAAGAAAAGCAGTTATTAATAAAGAGTTAGGAATGAATGGTTTTAATGGAGTAGGAAATATAAAAGATACTTCTGATGCTAAAAATAAAAAAGTTAGCGAGGGAGGTGGTTAAGATTGGATAAAAATAATGAGCAAAATAAAAATATAAATTTTGAATCAAGTGGCAATGAAATAAAAATTGAGTCTAGCACGAATAAAATGTATATTGTTGGCTGTATTGCAACTATAGACGAAGCTAGTGAAGGTTCTCCATGTGGAGCAGATGGTAAAAGAATTGTTTTATCTGGTAAAAATGCTGATAAATGTATTGAGTCGTTTAAGGGGCAACCAATGAATTGTATTTTTGAAAATTGGGGCTATGTTCCAGATACTTTTACAGGACATGGTGATAGATATTGGGGTATGCACTTTGGTTTTATTGAAGATGCTTGGCAAGATGGGAAAAAATTAATGGCAAAAATTGTTGTTTGGAAAGATACTTTCCCTGAATTAGCATCCACAATTTTAAATGCACAACGTTCATTAGGTTTTAGTATCGAAATATATCCAACTAAATTACATGAAGATGAAAATGAAAACATGGTTATTGATGAATGGGAAGCTTTTGGCTGTGCTTTATTATGGCGAAATTGTGCCGCATTTGGAGAAGAAACTTATATTGAGAAATTAGCAGCTAGTTTACAAAAAGGAAAAGATGAAAAAGAAAGTAAAGGTGATGCACACATGACAAAAGAAGAATTAAAGGCTTTAACAGAAAGTTTAGTGTCTAAAGTCGTGGCACAAGTAGAAAAAACTTTTGATGATAAAATTGAAGGTTTAGGAATTGAGGATATTAAATCAAGTATTGAAAATTTAAAACAATCTCAAACAGAAGTTAAACCTAAAGAAGATAATACTGAAGAAAATAAAAATGAAGAAAAACCTGTAGAAGCAAGTAAAGGAAAACAAGTTACTTTAGAAGATATTGAAAATATGCTTACTAAGTTTGAACAAAAAATTAATGCTAGTAATAATATTCCAAAACCAAAATCTTTCACAGGAAATACAGATATTGAAGGCGATAATAATTTTGTAACAGAATTAAATAAAATTGATGCTTCAGATATGGGAGAATATGAAAAATTAAAAGCAAAAGCTCGTCTTCAAATTAAATTTAATGAGCAAGGTGTAAATTTTGCTAATGTTTATAAACCATTATTTTAATTAAAAATAACAGAATATTTTGAATTTAAAGACGGAAAAATATCCGTCTTTTTTTATTGTCTAAATTTAATAGAAAGAAGTTGATGTTTAATGAGTATGAAGCAATTATATACAGGTGTATATAAATTCAGAGGTAGTCTTGGTAAAGAAATTAAATCTGCAAGTGGTACACCGAATGTAACAATTAATAAAAATCACACATTGGTTATTCAAGATTATGACCATGATTTAAAAGATTATTTAAATAGAGAGTTCCCTATTGGTGTTATGTGTAATTCTGTCCGTTCTACTGGTTATCCTCACGCATGGAACGAACAAAAAGCAATTCCACGAAACACAAAAGCTGTTGATCCTCAAAAAGGTATTGGCAGTGATGAATATAAAAATGCCCGTTATAAATTAGATACGATTAGTGCAGAATATCAACGTGATAATTGGCAAACAGCATTACCTCGTTGCCATATTACAGGTATTGAATATCCATTCTTCGAAACACAAATGCAAAAAAATTATGGTTCTTTCAATGAAGATTTAATTGCTAAAGATACAAGAGATATATTTGTTGATTATCAACGTACTATCGCTGATGAGTTTTGGAATGGTGATAGTCCTACTTTAAATGATACAACTAAATGGACATATATGGGTATTTTAAATCAAATTAAAACAAAAACAGCAATTAAAGAAGGAACTATTGCTGAAAACATTCAGTCTAAAATTGCCGAAGCACAATCTCAGACTATTTATCTTGGTAGACCAAATGTATTATGTATGAACCCTATTACTTACGATTTACTTTGCAAAGAAGAAGCAAAAAATGAACATAATTTATACCAAATGTTTGTAAATGTAAGCATTGTTCCAGGTGTTGAAGTTCCAGCTATTAGAACACAAATTGGTACAATTCCTATTCATTTAACACCATTTATTAAAGTTGATAAATCTGGTTCTACACAAACACATAAAATTGTTGCATTAAATACAAAAATGATTGATAGAGTATGGTTATTCTGGGATGCACCTAAAATGTTTGTAACACAAGATCCTAACCAGCCACTTAACAATCCTGCATTAATGCAAGACAAAAACTTAATTAACTTTGACACTTATATTTTACATGGTGTAGATACTCCATCTCACTTTATCTTAACAAAAGATGTTACAGTGGGGGAGTAAGTGTCCCTACAGCAGAGTCCAAAATTGGAAAAGCTAAAGTAGGGCGAAGTAAGGTAGTGAAATAAGGGTTTACTCCCTTGTTTCACCAATTCAAGGAGGCGATAAATTGTATATAACGGAAGAAGAAATCCCTATTTATTGTCCAATAGTAAAAGAAACCAATATAGGTCATGTAGAAACCGCTTGTTTTTTAATAGATGCTTACAAAGGTACAAGTTTTGAATTAAAAGAATATACAGAGCTAGTAAATTTTAATAAACGTTCTAGGTTTGTTGATTTTTTAGAACCATATAGAGGAAAATTAAAACATTTACCTAGAAAAGAAGTAAAAGAAGTTTATACTATTGTTCCTACAGTATTTAGTAAATTTACAAGGATTGATTATAGTGTAGACTCATTATGTTTTGATGAAGATACTTCAAAATATTTCTCTTTTTATTTACCTCAAGATTTTGTTTCTCCAATAAGAAAATTAAAAACATTAAAGGTAACTTATACTGCTGGATATAACGAAAATGAATATCCAGAACAATTAAAAAGAGCAGTAGGACTTTTAGCACAAAATCTTGCTCAAATGGGTGGAACTTTAGAATGGACTAGCAGAGATGACTATGATGTTAAGATTATGTTAAAAAATGAAGGGATATTTACTAATGAAATTAAAAGATTAGTAGATACAATTACATTAGAATGACGTGTGTACTTAATTTTTATGGTGATAGATTGGAAAACATTGATATTGTAGGCAAGCCAGAAGAAAAAGTTCTCATAACAAGACGTGGTAAAAGTACAGATAGTAGAGTAATTAATGATGAAAAGAAAATACTAGCATTTTCCAATTCAAATTTAATTTGTGGCGATTTAATAACCAGAAAGACATCAAAAGATAATAATAGCTACTTTATTATAGCAAAACAGGCAACTGAAGAATGTGTAGAGTGTCAAGGCATAAGAATTAATGCAAAAGCTACCATTTGTAGACTTGATAAACAATATGATGATGTAGAATATGTTGGAAGCACTGAAGAAATTATTTTAGAAGATGTTCCTATTTATTTTAAAGATGTTTCTGCAAATATGAAATTTTATGATGCAGGGCTTTTAAAAGATACAACTAAAATAATTATGGTTCAAGATAATATTGATATCGAGGAGCTGTATCGTGTTAAATTTAATGGTACAAATTATCAAGTTGATAATATAGATATTGGACGATATGAAAATATGCTGTACATACAGCTAAGTGAAGATACAAGAGCAACAAATGAGTAAAGAAAAAGTAGAGCAAGCACTTGCAGCATATGGAAATAGATTATGCAAAGAGATTTCTCGAACATGGGATAGCTTAAGAAGTGTTGATGGAGAAGCTAATATAAATTTTAGTATTATTAATAGCAATGATAAGAATACTACAATAGGAAGAATTGAAGCTACAGGACAAAAAGCGTGGTTAATAGAATACGGAAAAGGCTCTTTAATGGCTGATGAAACAGATAACCCATATTTACATAAATATAAAAATAATGTAAAAAGATGGAATGTAGTTAGAAAAGGACATTTTGTTACAGGACGTGTAGCAGGTAGTTATCAAGACTTAGATAATAATACTTATATTTCTGGTGGAAGATGGGCGGGTAAAAACATGGAAAGGATTTATAAACCTATAAAACCTTATTTTGTAGTAAAAAAGAATGTAACAAAAAATAGTGCTATAAAAGAAATATTTAAGCATAGTTTAAAAAATATAATAAAATCACAGCTTAATATCGAGGTGAAAAATAAATGATACAAGACACTTTTGATATGCAATCGTCAATAGTAGATGAGTTAAAAAATGACTCATCTTTTTTATTAGCATTAAAAGTACAGGATAAAGAAGATAAAGAACTTTTATCTAAAAAAATAAATCTTCAAAGGTTAAATATGGAATTATTTGAAACAAAAAATCCTCCTCTTGTAAGTATTTATTTTTCAGATGCAAGCGAAAGTAATAATTACTTGCTTAATTATGCTGTACTAAAAATAGAAACCTATACATTTAATAGATTACAGGCTAAGCCTTTAGTTAAAGCAATCAAGAACATAATGAGAGAAAAATTTAAATTAAGAATTGTTGCTGAGGGCGAAGATTTTTGTGATATAAAAAATGTTTATAAATATGTAATTGAATATTTACCTATGACGTGGAGTTAATGAATTTTTAATAGGCACTGATTTAGTGTCTATTTTTTTATTTTGAAAGGAATGATGTGAATGGCAAATGCTGTTAATAAAAACAAAGATATCGTATTAAAAGGTATTGGCAAATTTTATGCTATTGGATTAAATACTGGTCGTAGTTTTTATTCTGATAAAGGTCAAAAAATGACAATGACAATCAATACCGAAAGCTCAGAGCTTTATGGTGGTGATGGAAAAGATCCAATTTATGTTTATGCAACAAAATGTACAACTGAATTTTCTTTTACAAATGCTGTTTTTAAAATGAGCCAATTAGGTATTTTAATGGATAGTATTATTACTGAAGAAGCAGTTAAAGGTACAAATATTGCTAAAATTACTAAGACAACTGAAAGTTTAGGTGAGCATTTAACAAATGTAAAAGTAAAATCTGCTTCTTTTGAAGATGGTTCTACTATTGGTGTAAAAGAAGGTTCTAGTGCTGATGAATCTGGTATTGCTGTTAGTACAGATGGTGCTATTACTTTTGGTGCATCTACTAGAGAAGGCGAGTATGTTGTTGTTTATAGTTATGATGCAACAGGTGTACAGGTACTTGCTTTAAATAATGATTTAGCTGAACCTGTAAAAATGTATATTGTGTTTGAACCAGATACATTAAAAGGTGAAAAGAAACGTTTATGTATTGAAGTTTATAAAGCAATCGCTGATGGTAATTTAACAATCGAAACAGCACGTGATAGTGCAAGCACACCAGAAATTAAATTTAAAACAATGAGAGATGAAACACAAGAAGGTTTAATGAAAATTACATTAACAGATATTCCTACGCAGGGGGAGTAATTTCCCCTGCCTTTCCAAATAAAATAGGAAAAGCAAAAATAGGGGTATCTAAGGTTGAATAAGAGGTGATTTTATATGAGCGAATATAGTAAAACAACTTGGAATAGTGGAGATACTATTACTGACACAAAAATGAATAATCTTGAAGTTGGTGTAGAAAATGCACATAAAGAATTAGGAACAAAGGTTAATGTTCCTAGTGGTGGTAATGGTTCTAGTGGTCAAATTTTATCTACTAATGGAGATGGAACAACAAATTGGGTTAATAAACCTGCTGATGGTGCTAAAGGTGATAAAGGTGAAACCGGCGCTCAAGGTCCGAAGGGCGAAAAGGGCGATACAGGAGAGCAGGGTCCGGCAGGTGCTAAAGGTGATAAAGGCGATAAAGGTGCAAAAATTACAAGTATTGAACTTACTATTACTGGTGCCACAATTACCGGCACAGCACATTTAGATGATGAAAGTACAGCTTCTATTACTGGTACTTATACAGCAGAATAATATTAGGAGGGTTTCCTCCTAATTTACATAAATTAGTATTTTAAAGAAGGTGATTATTAGTGGAACAAAAAAATAGTTTTTTTGGCTTGACTGAAAAAGTTGTTGATAGAGATGGAAAATATCACGAAATTTATAGTTGTAAACTAAAAGATTTAAACAAGTTAACAGAATTTACTTCTAAATATAATCCAATGTATTTGCAAGTTCAAATGCTAGATATTTGGTATGATGATAATGGTGAGCCTAAACAAAATGAAAATGGACAAGTTATGTATATGTATCAAAATGATAGCTTTATGAATGGAATATATGAAGTTATTGAATTAGCTTTAAACTATAAAGAAACTAAAGAACAAATTCTTGAATGGTTAGATTTTAAATTGATAGAAGAAATTATTACAATTTTTTTAGGCTTATCTCAATTTAAAAAAAAAGTGATGTAAAATCAGATGGCAATGGAAGCTGGAATAAATTATTTGCAAGCATTATTAGTAATACCTCTTTAACTATTAAAGACATAAAAGATTTAACTATACCCGAATTTGAAGATATATTAGAGGGAATGAATGATTATTCAGAAGAAATTAGAAAAGAATTAGGCGAAAATAATGCATCTGATACATTAGAAGGCAAAGAAGCATTAGATTATTTACTTTCACAGTTTGGTTAATAAGGAGTGATTAAATGGAACAGGATAATGAGAAAATTATATATGATATAGAAGTTAGAACTAAAATAGATGAAGCACAACAGGAGTTAAGAAAATTAAAACAAGAATTAAAAACTAATAATAGAGAAGAATTATTAGTTAACTTAAAAATTGTTGGAACTGAAAACTTTAAAAGTGTAAAACAAAATCTAAGTGAAGTTCGTAAAGCTATTGAAATTTTAGAAAAACATAATTCTACAACATTAACATTAAATGGTGCTGGATTTGATATCACTCTTAATAAACTTAGAGCCTTAGAAAAAGAATTAGAAGATTTTCAAACTAAAGTAAATAAAGGTAATCTTAATAATCAAATAAAAGAACAACAAAAGTTGTCTGAAGCTAGAGCTAAACAAGAATTAAATAATCAGATGTTATTAACTAAAGCAGAAGAAAATAGACAAAAAGCACAAGCAGCTCAAACCGAAAAAAATAAACAAGCACTTAATGATTATTATATTAACGAGGAAAAAAGAATTAGAGAAAATTCAAATAGAAGTAAACAAGCTTATCAAGAATGGAGTAAACAAGAAATTTCAAAAGAGAAACAAGCTGAAAAAAATAAAAAAAATCTTGATAATTATTTTGTTGATGAAGAAAAGAGAATACAAGAAAATTCAAATAGAAGTAGACAGGCTTATGCTAAAATAACAGATTCTATTAATAAATATAATAATATTCTTGATAGTGTAAATAAGAAAAAAGAGTTAGGTATTCAGTTAAGTGAAAAAGAGTATGCGAGTGTAGAAAAAAGATTACAAAATGCAAAAAACAATGTTGCTTCTAATGGTGGAATGGTTTCTGAATTGCCTATTCTGCAAGATAGAGCGTCTTTTAATAATGAAGCTCGAAAAAATTATTTAAGCGGTGTAACTTCAAAATCATTATTAGATTTAAGTTATGTTACGTCTTATAGTGAAAAAATGACTAAGCTTAGAACTATATTAGATAATGCTACTTATGCTTGGGAACAAAGTGGTAGAACAAATGCTTCATATCGTAACACTATGATACAAGCACGAGCTGAAATTGATAAAACAGCTTCATCTTTACGTAAATTACAAGAAGCAACAGGAAATGTAATGTCTTTAAGTGAAAAAATGAAATTAGGTTTAAGAACACACATGACATGGATTGCTTCTTCCATTTTAGCTTCTGTTCCTTTAATATTGCCTGGATATGCTGTAAATACTATGAAAGATTTAGAAAGTAGATTTGCAACAGTAGAACAGGTAATGCCAGAAATAGAACACGCACATATGAATAGTTTAGATAAAAATTTATCTGAAATGGAACGTATGGAAGGTTTAAAAACAGTTAATAAAGAAATGAACACATTTATTGATATTGGTTCTAAATTTGGAGTTGCTGTTGAAGAAGTGATTTCTGCTGGTGCATCTATTGGTAGAATGTATGGACAAGGAGAAAATGGTGTTACAAATACTAATCTTTTGACCCAACAAGCTGCTAGAATTGCTGTAGCTGATAATTTTCCAATAATGCAAGCTACAAAGGGTTTAGAATCTGCATTAAGCCAATTTGAATTACAAACAGATGATACGAACCAATTATTAGTTAATTCTAATCGTATTATTGATACGTGGACTTTAGCTGCACATAGAGGTGCTGCTTCAGCACAAGATTTAACTGAAGGTGTTTCTTTAGCTGGTGCTGCTGCTCATCAAGCTGGAATTTCTTTTGAATTTTTAAATGCCTTAATCGCTACTGGTGTTCGTACTACAGGCAGAAGTGGTAATGAAATTGGTAATAGCATTAAATCTTTTATTAATAGTATGCAATCTGATAAATCAATCGAAGCTTTAAAAGATTTTGGGATTAATGTATACAAAGATAATGGTGATGGTACACAGTCTTTAAGAAGTATGGAAGATATAATTTTAGATATTTCCAGAATGATGCAAACTACAGAGAAAGAAACAAGTAAATTATTGCTTACTTTATCTGGTGGTAAATATCAAGTATCTAAAATGACTGCTATTTTAAAAGATTATAATGAGTTAGTTCGTATGTCTGGATTATTAAATTCTGATGAAGTAATTGGATTTACGGATAAACAGATTGATATTCAATTAAATACACTAAATCGTAAAATGGAACGATTAGGGACTAATATTAAAGGACTTTTTGTTGATATCGGCGAAAGTGGTGTTTTAAATGATTTAAAAGATATTACTGATGAAATTAATAATCTTGTTGTTGGTGTTAAAGAGTTAGATATTTCATGGTCGAACTGGATAAAAACAATAGTTGCAGGAGTCGTTGCTTATAAGGGTGTACCTTTTTTAGTTGACAAATTAGCTCAATTTAAAGGTCGTATGGCTGGATTAGACATAGCATATCAAACGAATAACATACAATCAAGAAGTTTTTCTGACAGAATAAACAATAGATATAGTGATATGTTCTTACAAGGTTATTATGGTGTCAATGTAGATAAGGATACTGATGGAATAAAAAGTAATACAGCTAGTGTAAAAGAAAATACAAGTGCTAAACAAGCTAATAAAGTTGCTAATCAAACAAATGGAATAACCCTAGCTACTGAAACAGCAAGTGAATTAAAAAATACAACACAAGTAAATGCTAATACGATTGCAAAAGACAGGAATACTGTTGCTACAAATAGAATGTCTACTGCTTCTAAGGCTGCTTCTGCAACCCTAGCTTTATTTGGTGGTGGATTTGGTTTAGCATTGACAATTCTTACTTTAATCTTACCTGAATTATTATCTTATATATCAGCTTTAGGTGAAGAAAAAAATGCTCACGAAGAGTTGATTGAATCTTTAGATGAAGAAAATGCTAAAAGAGAACAGGAATATAATAATAAAATGAGAGGTATTGATACTGCTGAAAAATTATCAGAACAATATCAAAAAATGACAGAGGATTCTAAAAAAATGACAGAAGGTTCTCAAGAGCAAATAGAAGTACAAAAACGTCTATCAAATACTTATAAAGCTGTTAAAGATATTATAGAAGGATTAAGTGATGAAAATAATAAATATACTGTGTCAACAGACGAAAATGGAAAAATTATTGTTAAAGTTAATGGAAATATAGTAGATTCTTTTAATGACTTAAAAAGTGCGACTACTGAATTTACTAAACAAAAGTTAGAAGCAGATGTTGCTCAATTAGAAAGTAGTAAAGCAACTACAGAAGCCATCATAAAAAATATTACTAAAAGAATAGAAAGTTATAAAAATGAAGCAGAGTCATTAAATTTTTTACAAGAAGCTTATTGGACTGTAAGTAAAGCTATATGGGAAAGAAGAAGTTCAGTAGCTAAGGATAATGCTGAAAGAGAGAAAGAAAGACTTGAAAAATATGGTGCAAATTGGTCGCCTGCTCAGCAAGAATGGAGTAAAAATTATATTGCTAACCAAGAAGCTTATGCACAAGAAGCTGACAATGAGGTTATTAATGAAAAAGGTAAGTTAGGTGATGTATCTGGTTTAAATGAAGCACTGAAAAAACAAAATAAAATTTTAGCAGACGTAAATAGTTCTATAAACGAAAAGAAAATACAAATTGCTGAGTATGAAGAAAACATTAATAAAAACAGATATGACACAGGTGGTGCAGACTCAAATAGAGGGAATAAAATTGCTGAACCGCCACAAAGTAATGAAGATAAGAAAAAATCTAAAGCAGAAAAAGAAGCAGAAAAATTAGCTAAACAGCAGGCTGATTATGATAAGGTTTTAGAAAGAGTTGCTATAGTTGCTGATGAAACAAGCCGTATTAATAATTTAAAACCTACAATGTCAAGTGGTTTAATACAATCAGGAGCTTTGATTAGTTCAGGGAATAGCAATATTGATAAAGCTATTGCAGATGCTTCCATTAAATATGGTGTTGATGAAAATTGGATTCACGCTTTAGTACAAAAAGAAAGTTCTTATAATGTAAGAACTGGAGAAGGAACACCATATAAAGGATTAACGCAAGTGTCTGATGATAAAATGATTGCAGGTGAAGATATTTGGGATATTTACGATAATATCAATGCTGGTGTAAGACATTTCAAAAAAATGTTAGACCTTGCTAATGGGGATTATTTTGAAGCGTATGTTAAATACAATGAAGGTGAAAATGGCTCACGTTCAAATGAAGCTATAAGAAATGCAACTGCTTTTAATAAATTACATGATGATATTATTAATGGTACTTCTAGTTTTGGCAATAAATTGGAATTAGCTAGTACAACTAATTTATCAGAAGCAACCCAATGGGCAGACCAAATGGTTGAAGATGGTAAATATTATGGTGCTAATGGTTGTACCGCTTTTGTTAAAGCTTTTTTAGGACAAATGAATAGTAGTTTTGCTGATACTATGGATATGTACGTTCCAGATTTATACAATAACGTAAAAGACACAGATAAATTTTTAAATAAAAAATCTGGTTTTAATGCTGGAGATATTGTAATTACTGATTCTGATGGTGTTTTTGATGAACCAGACCATGTTGTAATAGCAGATGGGTATGGTGGTTATTATGGAAATTCAACAAGTCAAGAGAAAGTAGTTCATGGTAGTTTATCTGATTTTAAATACATTTGGGGCGGTATTAATACAGGTACAAACAAAGGTGCTTATTCTACAGGATTTAATGATACTCAATTTGTAAAAAATCTCTTTTCTGCTTATGGCATTGATGATGAAAAAATGTATAATTTAAGAAATGTTAAAGATATTTCTATGATGTTAAAAATGACTGATGCAATGGGAATGAATGTAAAATATTCTCAAAAAAATCCAATAGCAGGTGATATTTTATATACAACAGATGGTAAAGCTTTTGTTGTTAATAGTAATCTTGGATATACAGGCATTAACGGAGCTAGTGGTAAATCATGGAAGGATATTCCAAATTTAGCAGATACATTTACTTCATTTGAATATGCTATGGGATTAAATTTAGAAAATGCAGGTTCTAAAATTGGTAAATTAAAGTTATCTGATAATTTAAGTACATTTATAAATGGGATAATAGATAGAGCAAAGAATAGTTCTGAAAAGTTTTTTGAAATCATAGAGCAACAAGACAAAGAATATAGCCAAAGAAAAAATGATATTTCTAATAAAAAAAGTTTATATGGTGAATTTGACTTTGAAGCAAATAATGACGAATATGAAAATGAAGAACAACAATATAAACGATATCAAAACAGATATAAAATATTTAGTGATTCTGTATCTAATATAGAACAAAAAATAACTGAATATTTTGGAAAAGGTGTATTGAAAGATAAACTTGCTAATTCTGGCTTTGATAATTGGAAAGATTTATCATACAAGCAACTTCAGCAAGTTGCACAGGATTATTCAAAAACAATCGGAGATAATGACCTTGAAAATATAGTATCATCATATAAAGATGTTAAAGATAAAGCTGATGAAGCTAATAGAAGTATGAAATCTTCACTTCTTATATTAGAACAATTTCAAGGTTTAAAAACACCTCAACAAGAATTAGAATATGAATTAGATATTTTAGATAAAAGAATGTCTTTATGGAAATCTAATTTTGCAATGTTTAGAGGTGGCTCATATGATGGTTTAGCTTGGCAGACTAATAAAGCTGACCATGAAAATACTGTAAAACAAATTAAGCTTTACAGTGAATATCTCGCAAAGTTAAATGCAGAAAGAGATAAATATGTTTCTAGTGGTAGTAAATATAAATCAAAAGTAGAAGAAATAACAAAAGAAATAACCACAATTCAAACAAAATTAAATGAATTACAGAAAAAAGCTGAAGAAACGTCTGGAAAATTAACAAAAGAAAATAAACAAACTATTTCAAATATGTTATATGACTGGATTAAAGGCAGTAGTTCGCTTAAAGATATTTGGACTGATTTATGGAATGAAATAGCCAAAGTTGCCTTAGATAGGTTAATGGGAATAAAAGATTCCACAAATTCTGTTTGGGATTTAGTTTCAAATATGTTTGGGTTTGGTAAACTTAAATTAAATTCTACTGAAAAACAAGAAGCTGGACGCTATGTAGATAATTTTAATTCTAACAATGATACTATTGGAAAAGTAGCTAACGCTTCATTATCAACAGCAGAAGTAGTGCAAAGAAAGAATAGTACAGAGGGCATTGCTAATTTCTATGCTCAAGGTTCTAACTTAAACAATGCTTCACAGAATATGTTATTAGCTTCACAGAATATGTTACAGGGAACTGTGCAGGATAATGTTAACACTATTCAAGATAGTGCAAATACCGCACAAGAAACAGCAAATGCTATTCAGTTTTCAACAACAGCTAATATGCAAGAAATGGCTATTCAGCAGTTTGGTGGAAATGTAAGTCAATTTGGAAGTGCTGTATCATCTTTTGGCTCTCAAACAATGGTAAATACTGCTGGTGGTAAAGGTGATAATATTGGCAGTTATATAGGTTTATTGCCTAGTGTAATAGGGTTATTTTCTACTGGTGGCTCATTAGAAAAGTTTGCAACAGGTGGAAATTCTGTTAAGAATGGTGGAAAAATTAAAGGTGCAGGAACAGGTGTTAGTGATAGTATTTTAGCTTATTTAGAAGAACAGGGTAAATTTATCGCTGTTTCTAATGGTGAATATATTATGAACGCAAATGCAACACAAAAATATGGTGCTATATTAGAGCAAATGAATTTAGATAAATTTGCTTCTGGTGGAGCAGTTGTTCCAGAACCTTATGTTCCAACATTTAAAAATCCAAATATTGCAAGTAATATCATCAAACAAGAAGCTCAAAAACAAAATAACAATGCTCGTATGGAAGAATTATTGGGACAGCAAAATCTTATTTTAACTAATATTGCTAAACAAGATAATTCTAGTGGTGGCAATGTTACTATTTTAAATACAAGGGCATCTAAAGAAGAAATTTTTGGTGAACTTGCAAAAGACCCTAGAGCATTACAACGTTTGTTATATGGTAATCAAAAAAGAGGTTTTAGATAAGACGTGCTTATTTTGCACGTCTTTTTTTACATAAAAGAGGTGTTTATTTTGGAAGATATTAATAAATATGTAGGCATACCACATTATTTTAATCAAGACTCATTTGATGGGTGCGATTGTATTGGATTATGTCGATTATTTTATAAAGAACATGGGTGGAAACAAGATTTTAAAGATGGAAAGCCTATTACTAAAGATTGGCAAAAAACAGATGGTGCAATTCGTTTATTTAGATATTTTAAACAAAATTTTAAAGAAACTAAAAATATAAATGAACTTTCTTTCGGAGATATTGTGTTATTTGATGTAGCTGGTGATTATCATTTTGGTATTTATTTAGAATATGGAAAAGTATTAGGAATGGAAGTTCCTGTTAGATATGGAAAAAGTATTAGTACTGTTTATCATAAAAAATTATGGATAAATGGTTTTGTTAGTGGTTTTAAAAGAAAAAATGATTAAAATGGAATAATTTCCCTTAAAAATCAATAGATTATGTAGGAGTGATTATTTTGGAAGAATTAAAAGTTTATGTAAGAGAAAAACCTACAGAAAAGTATGATTGGAATACTAGAACTGTACAATTTGAAAATGGAAAAAAACAATATCAACAAACGTGGACCTCACCAGAGGTTACTTGTACGTTTACAACGTCTGGATTAACAGAATATATAAATGGAATTATTGATTTTTACAATGACCGCAAAGGAATGTTAGAAACATTTTATTGTGATGTATTTAGAGATGGTAATAAAAAAATATATAGGTTTGGAAGTACATTAGAACCTCAATGGTTTTATGATGTAAAAGGCAAAAAGATAGGTGCTACTTTAGATATAACATTAATTGAGGTTAAGGAGTGATATAATGTGATAATTTTACCGCAAAAAATGAGCGAAATGAAAGATAGTGATGCTACTTTTTTTATAGAACTTTATATAGTAAAGCTAAAAACAGGAACAATTTATTTAGCTGCTACTGATACAGATATCACATTTGCTGGACAGACTTATATGGCAATCCCATTTCAAAGAGAAACTATTGATAGAAGTATGGATAATGTCATTGATAGTTGCGAAATAAGCTTAGGTGATGGTGATTATGATAAATTAGCTTATTTAAGCAATGGTTTTGATTTTAGAGGTGCAGACGTAACAATATTTAAAATATCTTATCCAGATAGTTTAGAAGATGATACTATAAAAAGCATTTCTTTTATGGGATATATTAATTCTTGTAGTTATTCAGATGGTGTATTTTCGTTCTCTTTAAATACTAGATTGCCAAATATAGAAGTTCCGAATAGAAGTTGTCAATTATGTTGTAATAGTGAATTTGGTGATGCGGAATGTGGTATATCATTAGAAGAAACAAACGTAGAATTAGCCAATGGTTCAACTAATAGTAATATTTTACTTTCATCTACGTACGAAACAAATTATTGGAAAGATGGAGTAATTTTTATTAAAGGTGAATCACGACTGATATTATCTAATGAAGGCAATAAAATAGTTGTAAATTATTCTTTTTTACAAAGTGATATTAAGGGTGGAATGGAAGCAACTTTAATTCGTGGCTGTGATAAAACAAAAGAAAGTTGCAGAGATAGATTTGATAATATGAAAAATTTTAGTGGATTTCCTGCTATTCCATTTGAAAATGTTTATAGATAGAAATGAGGTGATATTTTGGGAAAAGGCGGAGGAAAAAGTGTCGGAAAAGCATTGTTTACTATTGGTGGTTTCTTTTTAGGTGGTGGATTTTGGACTGGACTTCATGCTGCTAATTGGTTAAGTGGAGCAGTTTTAGGTGCTTCTTTAGGTAGCTCAATATGGAGTGCAACTCATAAGCCTAAAACAAATAGTACAAGTTCACCTAATATTCAACGTTTTGATAAGGCACAAGAAACTATGTCTAGCACAGCAACAATTCCTGTTGTTTATGGATATAGAAAAATAACTGGAAATCAAACGTTTCATGAAACAAATGCTGACCAAAATACACTTCATAAGCACGTAGTTTTATGTGAAGGTGGAATTGAAGGTATTGAAAGTGTTAGTGCTAATGATTTGCTTATTCCGACTGGTGAGCAGACGTCTAATACAGTATTTACTATTCAAAATACAATGTATGCTGATGCAACTGTTAAAAAGAATGGTAAACATTTGTATTTATCATGTAATGGAACAACCAAAGACTTATACTTAGCAAATAAAGATGATGCTTCTAGTGCTGACACTTTATGGAGTTGGCAAACAAGTGTTCCAGAATTAATAACTTATATTAATAAAATAGGTGATGGTTGGGAAGCTTTTCCAACGGCAACAACAAGTAAATATCCTGGCGATTTATGGAATTTAGAAGAAAAAGGTGAGTATGTTGGTGAAGAAACTTTAACGTTTCCTTTAAATGGCAAAGAAGCTGGATTAGGATATATTGACTATCCTCCAGATAGTTGTTGTATGGACGGATATTATTATTATTTAATTCCCAATTCAATTACTAAAAAAATATTTATGAATAGGGTTTCATGGACTGGCAGATATAAAAAATACAAACAAATAGTAAATATTCATTGTTATTTAAGCCCTGTTAATATGCAAGCATCTACAGTAACAGGTGGAACAAGTTATACTTTTTATGATTCAACACCACCATCAAATTATGTAGATGTAGGTGGTTATCCTAAAATGGCATGGTTAGATATGAATTTTATGGTATCTAATGAATTAAATGGCAATCCGTCTGTAAGTTGTTTTGTAAAAGGTAGAAAAGTTTATGATACACGAACAGGCGAAACAAAATATTCAACCAATCCTGCAATGTGTTTAAGAGATTTTATTTTATCCAAACGTTTTGGCTTAGGAAAATGGATAACAAGCGAAAATATTGATGAAGATAGTTTTAAAGAGGTAGCAGATTATTGTGATGAAATAATTACTTATAAAGGCTCTAGTGGCGAAACTATATCTTGTAAACGATATGAATTAAATATTGTTATTGACCAAAGACAATCTGCTTTAGACTGGATAAGTGATATTTTAGGCAACTTCTGTGGATTTTTGGTATGCTCACAGGATAAGTTATTTTTAAGAATTGAAAAGCCAGAAAATGTTGTATATAAATTTAATGATAGTAATTCTTCAGATTTGTCTGTTGCTCCGTTAGCTTTAGATGATACACCAAATAGATATTCTGTTGCTTTTATTGACCCATTGAATAACTGGAATAGTGTTGAAGCTATTGTAGAAGATTTTGCAGACCAAAAAAATAGAGGAAAAATTATAGAGAAATCTGTTAGCTTAGAAGGAACAACAAGCCAAAATCAAGCGTTAAGGCTTGCTCGTTTTTATAGAGATTATAATTCAATATGTTTTAAAACAATATCTTTTAAAACTGGACAACAAGCAATGCACTTAGAACCTGGAGATGTCATTGAATTTTCTTTTCATAATGTATTTAAAGATGAACCTTTTAGAATTACAGAAATAAAAGAAAATAATGATGGTACGTTTGAAATATCTGCACGCAACTATAATAAAAATATTTATAGTGATTATTTAGGTGCAACAATTCAAGTTTATAAATACGGAACAAAGGAAACTTCATTAACAGGTGTTGTTCCAGAAATAAAAAAATTAGTATTAAATCAAGAATATTACATTAATAGTGATGGAACTGTAGTTAGTAATATTTTGGCTAAATTTACATTGCCTGTGTATGATTATTTTCATAGAGCTTTAATCTTTTATCAATGTGGTGAAGAAAACGGAGAATGGGCTTATTATGGCTCAACCACTGGTGATAATTTTATTATTAATAATGCCAAAACAGATGAAATTTATTTATTTAAAATTGTATTAGAGAATACGTCTGGTAGATGTTCGGCTGGATATATTTCT